GCCTGCGCGATATCCGCGCGGGTGGTTGCCGCCGCCGATGCCCACGGGTTCGCGACGGCGAGCGTCTGAATCGACGCGTTCGCGACCACCGCCGAATAGAAGGCGGTATTCCACGAGTAAACCATCGTGTTTTTGACTTGCAGTAGCTGCCGGGTTACCGGGTCGATGGCCTGGCGGCGACGCATTTCGTCGGACACCATGATCGCCATCGCACGCTCGTGCGAAAAAACGACCCTGGGCACGCCGATCGAGGTGGGGACGACCGGCACCTCACCGAATTCCGGGCGGATTTCCGGGAAATCATCGGCGTAAAGCGGCGTGCTTTCCGAATAGCGCACCGCGCCCGAGGGGGCGGCGCCGCCCATCCGCAGAACGGAATCCATGATGAATTCGTTCTGGGTGATATCCAATATGAGCGCCGGAATGACCAGCGGGTCTTTCAGGAGCTCGGATACGGTGATCCGCGGGCTGTCGCTGTAACCTCTCGCGCCAGTAGGCATGTCTCAGACCTCTCAGAAGACCCGGACGCGGCCGAGGAAGTAGTACGCGGAGCCCTGTCCGCCGATCTGCTGCGTGAGCATCGCCGCGGACACGCCGCCGGGATGGGTGCAGCGGCCGACGATCGTCGCGGGCGTGAACGAGGTGATCGCGGTGGAAGTGAAGAACGGGGTGTGGGCGATGCCCACCACGCACCCGTTCACGGTGTTGCCGGACGTGCCCGTGCCGATCACCAGGGGCTCACCCTCGGCGGCCGCGCCGCCGTACCAGCACCAGATGTCCCACCCGCCGGAGTAGACCGCCGTGTAGTCGGTCAGCACCGAGATGTCGATGAGAGGCTGCCCGTAGGTGTTCGCCGCCCCCGTCTGGGTGCTGATCACGTTCGCGTCGGTGCCGGCGATGCCCATCACGTTGGTGACGCCGGTCGCCGCCGCAACGATGGCGCCGGGCGCCGGGACCACCGTCAGGTCGGTCGTCCCGGCGGTGATCGTGTTGGGGACGACGAACTGGCCGCCGTAGGTCAACGCGCTGACCTGCTTGTTCCATGGCCCCCGCTGATAGTGCGGAAGGACCGCGCTCATGGCGTCACCGTCTGCTCGGGCTTGTCGGTCAGGGCGAGGTGGGCGTCGACGGCTTCCTGAAGCTCCGTGTTGGCGCCGCGCGTCTGCTCGATGTCGCCGCTGTTGACGGCGGCGGTCATGGCGGCGGCGGCGAGGAACAACCGGTGCCCGGATGACGCCAGCGTCCGGTCCTCGGCGGTCCGCCGGTCGGCGAGCGCCTGGTCTTCCTCTAGGCGCCGCTGCGCGATCACCTCGTCTTCGGCGGCGCGGGTCGCGGCGAGGCCTTCAGCGGCGGCCGTGTCCCGGTCCGGCGCCGGCTGCTGGTCGTCTGCCGCCGGCTGCTGGTTGTCTGCGCTCATGGGCGTTTTCCTCAGTTCCCGTTGCTCACGCCGGCGGGCTCGCCGAGCTGGTCGTGCATGGACGTGCTGGTCACCGTCACAGGCCCGTCATCGACTTGAAGCGGCCCACCAGGGCGTCGCGGTCCTGCGCCTGCGTCCCGGCCCCGGCGTCGTCCGGCTCGTCGTGGGGGGAGCCGAGCTCCACGTCCAGGTCGAGGAGGCGGGCCTGGGAGGCGTACTCGGTGAGGACCCGGCGCATGATCGCCCCGGCGTCGACCGTCTTCCCGTTCGCCAGTTCCACCGCGTGCCCGGCGCCTTCCAGCAGCGGCTTGGCGAGGTCGGTCACATAGGGGGGGACGCCCAGGTCGGCGAGCCTCCGCCGCTCCGCCAGGTAGTCCTCCTCACGGAGCCGGGCGGTGACCACCGACAGTTCCCGCGCGGTTTCCTCCTGCCGGGCGTTGGCCAGGTCGATCGCGAACTGGGCCTCCGCACTCAGTCCTGCGGCCACTGGCTCCCCCTCGAGGATCTGATCGGTGTCGGTGTCGTCGAATTCGGCGTCGAACTCCGCCTCGAGCGCGGCGATCTCGTCGTCGGTCATGGCGTCGATCTCCTCCGCCAGGCCGTCCCCGTCCGCATCGGCGTCGTCGTCGGGGGCGGTGAGCGCGTCGAGCTCGTCCGGGGTGACGACCACGCCGCCGTCTGCGAGCGCGTCGAGGGTGTCGTCGGGGAGGTCGAGGAGCATCGCGAGGCGGGCCCGCTGCGCGTCGGTGAGGTTGCCGAGGTCCGCCATGTCGGCGCCCCCTTCCGGGTCGGCGCCGGCGTCGCCGGCGGGTTGAAGATCAGGCGAGGTTTCCTCGCCGGCGAACGTGGACCCGGACAGGTCGATCACCTGGTCGGGCAGCGGGCTGGCCGCCTCGATCGCCGTCCAGGCGCCGAGGCCGGGTATGCGCGGGTCGAGGGTGCCGAGGACATGCTGGACGGCGGCGGGGAACCGGCGGCCGTCGGAGCGGGCGTAGTCCTCCACGATCCGGGCGGACACGCCGAGCAGCGGATTGTCTTTGAGGACTTTCTCGCCCGCCTCGTTGACCTCCGCGGTGACGTAAAGGCCGTCGTCGCCGAGCTCCATGCCTTTCACCCACCCGCGGGTCCGCTCCGGGTCGTTGGTGTGGGTGTTGGCTGAGTCGGCGAGCTGAAACGGAACCTGGTCGTAGGCGTTGTCGGTGAACGCCTGCACGAGCCGGCCCAGGTAGTCGCGGGTGAAATGCAGCAGCCTGCCCTTGTACTCCACATCGCCGACAGGCAGCACCTTCTTGCGCCACAGGCGGTTGCCGAGTTCCACCGCCTCGGCGGCGGTGAACGGGGTGAGGACCGCGGCGGTCACCGGGGCGGGTCACCGCCGTCCGCGAACGTGATCTCGGTCCCGTACTCCGGGTGCCCGTGGATCTTGTAGAAGTCGTCCCATGACGCCCACACGGAATGCGACCGGTACTCGGTCAGCCAGCGGATGCACACGGTGCCGTCGGAGAAGATGACGCCCTCGTACTGCGGCTCATCGGGTGCGTTGGCGGCGCCCTGCGCCCGGTACTCTTCCGGCGGGTTCGGCCGGTACCCGGTGAACCCCCGCGGGAACACGTACGTCCGGGTGCGCGTGCTGGTGAGCGTCATGGTCAGCCGCTCTTGCCGAACGCGCCAGCCTTGGTCTTCTGGGAGTTTTTCGCGAACGCGAGCGCCCTCGCGGCGGGGAATCCCTTGGCGAGGAGCTTCTTGTAGATGCTCTGGCCTTTGGGGGTGAGCCCGTTGTCGTCGGTGCTGTCGCCGGCGCTGGTGGTCTGCGGCCCGTCGCCTGCGCCTGCTGTGGGGGTGGCGAACGCCGCCGAGCGGACCGCGGGGATCCCGTACTCGGCCATTAGCGGGGACTGCTGCGGTTCCGGCTGCAACGGGGCGGCCTGGGGGCGGACGCCGCCGCGGACGGCGCTGTTCCACTGCCCGACCGCCTCCATCAGCGCGGTCCGCTGATGATCACGGGGCTCGAGGTCCCGGCCGTTGACGCTGGCGACCCACTTGCCGGCGTCGGTGCGGCGCAGGGACGCGATCGTCGCGCCGCCGTGCCGGTGACGAAGCACCGCCGTGCCGTCGGTCCCCCGTTTGACGAGGACGTCCATGGGCCCGTGGATGGGCCGTCGGAGCGTGCCCGTGGCGAGCTCAACGGCCTGCCGGTAGGCGTTGATGGCCGGGCCGCTGCTGCGGTCGTTGGCGAGGGCGTGCGCGCCGCCGCCCCGGACGGTCAGGGGGACGCCCTGGCGGACCCCGGCGGTGGACGGGGCGGGGGTGCGGAGATCACCCGGCTTGGGCTGGAGGGACGTCCCGGACGTCCCGAAGTCGCCGGACGGGGCGATGTGCCCGCATTCGGGGCAGGTGAGGGTCTTGCCCTGGTCGTCTCGCTCGGTTGCGGTGAGGTAGATGCCGAGGCCGGGGTTGGCGAGATCCGCGCTGCCGTGGCGTTTGCTGGCGATGTAGGCGGCGAGGGCGTCGGGGTCGCGGGCACCGCGTGCGGCGAGGGTCGCGGACAGATTGCGGAAGCGCGCGCCGGGGCCGAGCTTGGGCGCTGCCAGGTCAAGGGACGCCGACACGGAGCCTTCCCGATCAGCGCGCCAGCCGTCTTGTGGGCAGCATACAGGCAGGCAGCCACATTATGCACGTGCATCCGCTCCACGCATCTGCACGTGCACGCGGCTAGGCTGTGTGAGCGAGGCCGGGCACGGTCAGCGCGCCGCTAACATGTGCCCGGCCTCTCGCCACCCCCCCCGTCATGCAGGGCGGAGCACCGGGCGCTTTGCCGGGGGACCCGGCCGACTCCTGACCCCGGACGCGACGATGCCCCCTTGCGGTCACCCTGGGGCTCCTACGGGGGCATCGTCTCGGTAGGGCCCTGCTGGATCGCACCAGAGGGTTCCCAGGCTAGCGGATCCGGGGGCTGTCCGGTGTCGTCTCCTGATCCCGGATGATCCCCCCCATTTGACATTTGTGTTTTACCGGATAAAGTAAGGAGCGTAAGGGGAGATCCCCCTGGGGAAAGAGAAAAAACGCCATGAGCGTCACCGTCACCGTCAACCACGCCGACCTGAAGTCCGCCCTGACATTCACGTCACTGGGCCTCTCCACCCGCCCCGTCGTGCCCGTCCTGAGCGCGGTCCGGGTCAACGCCGGCCCCGCCGGACTGCAACTGGGCGCGTTCGACTACGAAACCCACGCCACCGTCACGGTCGCCGGCGACACCGCCTATGCGGACACGGCGGGAACCCTCGTCTACGGGACGGAACTGACCGCAGCGGTCGGCTCCCTGCCCACGGGCAAGGGCACCGACCGGGTGACTGTCACCGTCACCGACGACGGCCTCACCCTCCTGTGCGACGGATGGGCGGCGCCCGTCACCGCCCTCCCGGCGGACGCGACCGCCGAGTACCCGGCCTACCCGGCCCTGCCGCCCCTCACCGGGACGATCGACAGCGCCGTGTTCACCCGGTCCGCGACCCGGACCGCCGCCTGCGCCGGCGCCGACGACACCCTCCCGGTCCTCACGCACGTCCACATGACCGCCGCCGGCGGCACGCTGACGATGGCCGCCACCGACCGCTACCGCCTCGCCATGGATGAGCAGCCGTGCGCTGTCGCCACCGAGGGCGTCAACCTGGTTCCCGCCGGCCTGCTGGTCAAGTTCGCGAAGGCGTGCGACAAGGCGGGGAAGGTCAGCGTCCACCTCGGCGGGAACCTCAGCGGGGAGCATGTCGCGCTGAGCGACGGGACCCGCACCCTGATCACCCGCGCCGGGACCGGCGAGTTCATCCGCTACCGCAAGATGCTGGACGGCAACACGTACCCGACATCGGTGACCGCCGACGCCGCGACGCTGGTCAAGGTGATCAACCGCGCCGCGAAGGTCACCGGGAAAGGCGAGCGGATGGGCTTCGACGCCGGCGAGTCGGGGGTGACGCTGACCGCTGTCCGCGGCGGGAAGGTCACCGGGACGCAGACTGTCACCGCGACCGTCACCGGTCCCCCGGTGGAGACCGGGTTCAACCCGGTGTATCTCGCGTCGGTGCTGTCCGGGATCACCGGCGATGCCGTCATCGGACTGCAGGAGAACGTGCAGAAGCCGGCGCGGGTCACCTCCGATGACGGGTTCACCGCCATCGTGGTCCCGGTCCGGGTGCCCGAGGAGAGCGCGTTCTCGAAGGCGGTGGCGGCGTGAGCGCGGCGGCGGAGCGCGCGGAGCGAGTGGCCCTCGCAATCGTCGAGGGCCGTGTGGGCGCGGAAGACGCCCGTGAGACGCTGCGGCTCGCATTGCTCGAGGCGGAGACCGAGCGGGCGGCGGCGGCGCTGCGGGCGTACCGGGCGGGCGAGCCGGTGTGGACATGGCCGGCCCGCGCACCCTGGGCGGGGTTCTAAAAGCCCCCCTCAAAAGCCCGGATCCGGGGCGGGTCTGCCATGGCCCGCCCGGATTTGACACTTGCCTTTTATCTGGTAAAGTAACAGATGTAGGGGGATGATCCCCCGGGAAAAGGGAAACGCGCCATGAAGAAGGTCCAGTTCAAGCTGATCACCCGCGACGCGGCGTGGATCAAGCGCCACAACGGCCAGATCGACGACCAAGGC